CTCATACCGTGATGGTGACTCCGGCCTGGAGAACGTTTCTCGCTTGGACGTTGGTTCTACCCAGCTTCACCATTCTCGCAATGAGTTTGACGAAAACTTCCACCTCCTCCTCCGAAATAGAATCAAGCAAATTGTCCAAAGAGGAGGCGACGATTGCCGTTCTGTCGCCCGTCACGTTGAAGGTCAAGTGATGACCGCCCGCACAAATATTCGTCAGGGTGATGGTTACGGAAGCCATATATAGTTGATTTTCACTCCATGCCGTTCGGCGGCCCTGGCTCCGATCAATGCGATCATCGCCAACTCGTAGCTGATTCCCTGCGCTTCCAGCCAACGCGCCGCAATCTCCACGTTGCCTGAATCCCGCATCGTCAGCGCCCGCTCCATCAATTCATGCCCTTCAATTTGCCACGGCACAGGCCACCGTTCCCATGCGACCAATCGGTATGTCGTAGCGGCAGATCATTCTGCGACCAGCGGGAACAATCAACGGCGTTGCGAATACCACGTTGACCGGGTGCTCCGGCATCGTCCAGCCGGTTCCTCTCGCGGTGTGATAGAGCCGCACGCCCCAGACAGTCATCGGAGTAGAACTTTGTCCGGGGAATACAACGTTGAGCACCGTTTGCAGCGTCCGCAAGGTTGTCGCGACACGCTGGCCCGGTATTGCCTCGAACGCCCCAGTAGTCGAATTCTTGCGTAGAGGAGCCGCCGCAAGCGTGGTCGTGATCGTGGAAGGAACGGACCAGAGTGAGTCAACCTGAGTCTGCACAGTCTGCGCCGATGCGCTCGATGACAGCAGGAGAAACAGCACCGGGATGCTCCAGTTCATTATCTGTTTAATCATGATTGCACCACCTCGAATTCCAGGACATTGCCATTCTTGTCGCGGGATAGAATCCTGAACCTGACCGACTTGGCTTTGTCGAATTCATGCTGCATCAAAATCGCGTGGATCTCCGCCAACTGCGCATCCGACAACGCCCCATTCGATAACGCACTGAGCTCCTTCTCGTGCTTTTCTTTCTTGAGTGCATCAATCACGGTCATGCGTTTCGTTGATGCTCGCTTTCGCAAGTCACCCTGAAACACGGATGTCGCGCTGTTGTTCCAAGTCTGCTTTTCCATTACATGATCTCCAGTAGCTTGTTGCCCTTGCTGTGGTTCTCGATATAGGGCAGGACACGCAAGTTGGCCTCGCAATGAAGGCCGCACACGATAGGGGACTTTAGTGGGATCACGTGATCTACTTCGTGGCGTACGCCGGTTTCCTTAGTCAACCTTTTTGCCTCGTTGTAAATTTTCTTGATCGATTTTGAATTAGCCCAGCGCGGCGTTGCGCGATGCCTGTTCGCCCGCTTCCTCGCGCATATCATCCCCGCGTTCTTTTTGAGATAGCGGGCGTTATTCGCCCTCACCTTTTCCCGATTCTTTTCTCTCCACGCGATTACCTTTGCGATTTCCAATTCGCGGTTCCGGTAATAATACGCATTTCGAGATGCACGTTTCTTCGGCCTATTCGCCTTGGCCCACGCAGCACTTGTATCTATACGACTTTCAGTATGCACCGCGGCGACTCCCAGGACGTTGCAATATTTGCGGACCAGACTTTAAGAATCTGAAGTTGGGTTCGCTGTTAGCAAGATAGCGCAAGAGCGCGGGAAAATCATCATGTTTTTCCTTCGGAACTTGTTTTTGATCTTTGTCCACGCGCTTAGAAAAATCGTCCCAAGAAAATCTCTGAAGTTGATACGACGTGTCCTTACATCTGCTATGGATGATGAGGCGGGGACGTTCGGTGTCTGGGTCTGGTTTGAGCATTTGATTGACGCGGGCGCGACCAACCCCTGAATCATCCGCAAGATCGCATAGCAACCCAGCCGCAGCAAACTCATCTCGCCAGTTAACATCTCTGCGCTGTCCAGACGGACTTAACGCCATATTCGGGTCCATAACCCGCTGGCTAATAAACATATTCATCTCGGTTTCGATCTGTTCCGCATACTTGCGAACGTCGGTACAATCCCCATCGCATTTTCCCTCTGCAACAACGTACCAGTCGTCCGATGGTGAGATTTGCACCCATAGCATCATATGTGGTTTTCGGGGATGAGGATCGAGCAGGAACACCGTAGGCCATGCGTGAGCCGTTTCAAACTCCTCCACATGGCAGTAGTCGATGATCCGCTCATTCCCACAGTTCCCGCAGATGGGTTTCCCGGTCGTTTCCTGCGGCACCGGGATGATCGACTTGTCGCATTTGAAGCACCAAGTCTTTGTGGACTCCGTGAATTCCGGGTGGATGCGGTTTGAAAACCTGATCGGGCGCCCGTAGATGCGGACCCCGGATATTTCTTCGCTCCACTTGTCCGCCTGAGCAGCCACGGCTTCCTGCTTCAGATTCTTGTTCTCGGTCGTCCAGAGCTCGAACCAGTTGATCGTCGGGTCAGAGCCCCTACGTCCGGGCTCGTACACTTCGTCGTACAACCAATCGACATTGATCGAAGGATCATCGGGCCAGGTCATCGCCAGGAGAAGCCTGCCATCCACCCGCATCGTCCGGGCTTCGTTCTCCCGCCAGATCGCAAGGGAAGGCGGTTCGTCGTGTATGATTAGTTGAAAATCCCCGGAAGCGAAGTCGCTCGGGTCTTGATCGACCGACATGCATTGAATGGTGGACTCCCCAAGAATCTTGTCGTGATTCTCCGGGTCGCGGCAAATCAAGCGCAGCATCCGAAGTTTCGCGCTCCACGACTTCTGCCAATCACCATCTACGAGGCAGTCCTTTGGAATCCATCCCCAGTGACCTCTTTCACCACCGGGAGAATCCACTCCTACCCAGTGCCAGTACATGAGTTTCGGCAGGATGATGGGCTCCAAGGTCGTCGTCAGGGACTCCACCACGAGGCGCGTTTGAATCGGCCCCCTGAACTTCTGCTTGATGAGATGGCGCTGCGAGTACGGAAACACCCCAGTCGCGCACATCACCAGTTCAACGAGAGCCGTTTCAGTCTTGCTCGATCCATTGCCCCCGCCGATTCCGACAACCCGGGCCTTGCTGTTGTGGACTGTCTGCGCTTTCTCGGAAACCGGCTGGTAGTAGAGGATGGAGTTCTGCCGGCGGTCCTCCTGAGTGATGGAGAGCGCGGACCTGAATAGCTCCTCGAACTCCTCTTTCGGGAGATTGGCTAGATCGGCAGGATTGAGGTCAGCGAGGTTCAAGTTTAGTTCTCTAGATTGTGAACGATTATCGCCCCAATGATTTCATAGTCATTCTGCGCTCGCTCCTCAGTCACAAACTTAACCTCTGGATGGCACCAGCATCCTTCTCTTGCATCAGTAGTGTGTCCGCGACCGAACGCTGAATAGACATGACGAATCTTGTCGTCCGGCAGGAGTCCCAATGGATCACCGTGGATCATGCGGGTTCTATTGTTTTTTCCGTCACCACGCCCTCGATCGCGGCCCTGCGCTGCTGCTCTGCAATCAGGGCAGGCAGCAATTCGTGGAGTTTCTTGCGCTCATGGTCGGAGACGATCTGAGTGGGCTCACCGCGTAGTAAAGCTCGTTTCTCGATCATGGCCGTGGAACCGAGGGCCAGATCCCGGAATGAAGCCTCCGCCATCACCTTGTCGTCCATGTACGACAACGCGAGGTGAATCTTCTTCCCCAGCATGTCCAGGATTTCCTGAGTTTTCAGGTTCCTGATCTCGGTAACGGCACCGAAGTACTTGCTCTTGAGACGCCGTAGAAGCGAGATTCTGACCCCTTCCGGTAAACCCGCTACTTTCATGGCGTCAGAGACTTTCATCAGGGCCTCGGGCTCGGTCGCAGCGTCAATAATGGCCGCAGCCTTCTCCGGGTTCGTCTTTTCCACCACACTGACGCTGCGATCCCGGTAACTCGGGGTCTGCAATCCCAGCTTCTTGCGAATCACGGCTATCGTCTTGCTCACCACGGGTTCCGAAATCCCCAACTCCGCGGCAATCTGCGGCCGGGTTTTCCCAGCCTCCTTCAAGTCCCAGAGCTGCTTCTGCTTCGCAGTCAGCGGTTTGCCGAGAAGGGCCATCAGTGCAAAATCCCCTTCTTCGCGCGCTCGATGTCCTCAACCGTCACCTCCACCGTCTCCGCGTGACGCTCATCCATGTACTGACCAATCTGCGCGAGCAAATGCTGCTGCCCCTGCAACTGCCCCAACGCCTGCCCCCTCAAAAAACCCGCCTCATGCCCCAACCGATACGCCTCCCGCTCAAAATCAACCCGCGTCTGCCCCAACTCAACACGCAACCGATCCAGCAAAGGTTGGGCAATCCAATACCGAAAACGCAGGCGCCAGTTCATGCCCCCGCCCTCGGCAGCGGGTTATCGTCCGTCTGCATCTTGTAGGCGAGGTGAAAGAGATAGCCCGTGACCTCGAACCGATCTGGAATACCGGCACACGACCACGCCGAACTCCCGGATTTCTTCTCGATCAGCAAAATCCCCAGCGTCTCACCTATCAACGCCGAGGCAAGCGCCCTCTCCAGAATAGAGATCATCTCCGGGTCCGGCCCCTTCCTCGGCAACTCCTTCAGGATCGCGGTCATGCACCCCCCTTCTCAAAACCCGCCCGCGCCGCCGCACGGCGCTTCCTCATCACCTCACGCTGCCTCGCCCGATATTCCTCAACATGGGCCTCCCGCCACTTCTCCCACCTCCCCGTCGCCCCACCGCCCTTCGTCTGGTTACAAACGGTGTTACCAACAGCAGCAGGAGTGGTTACAAACTCGTTAGTCGCAACAACTGATGGATCCGCACGATTAGATGAAAGACGAGCCGCCACCTCACACCTCAAGCGCGGGTCGTGAGCCAAGCCACAGGACCGATTACGACAGACAGGAAAACTCATCGGGGTGGGCCTCCTGCCCTGTGGCCTCTGGAGATGAGGAGACGCTCGATGCCCACGCCGGGGGGTGAACCGGATCGCCTCGGCCGGCCGCCTGGTCCTGGTCGAGCTCGGCCCTGCCTTGTCCTAGCGCATATCCTTCACACATCAAGCGTAAGTCCATGATTACATTCATACGTTACAAAGCATGGAAGGATGTAACACCAAGCAGATATCCTCGGAGGCCGCGCCCATGCCCCTTTTGCCTGCTGAAATGTAAGCGCTTACATGCGGACCACGATGAAGCACTTCGACCCATACCTCTCCCCGGCTGGACCTGGTATCGAGCTTGGAGTCGAGCGGTGGGGCGGCTGGGTATGCGTGGTGCTGGCGCTGCGTCTGGGCTGATCCTGGAGAGGATGAGGGGTGCATTGGGGCTGAACCTACGACTGAGGCCCTAGGATGTCAATGGGGTACACTCATTAGGAGGACATGGAGGACAGGGACGGCGCAACCATGCACCGGGTTTTTCGACGTTTCACGGGAAACCTTATTCAGCTATAGCAT